GAAGTGTCAAGCTTACAGGTTGAAGTGAATGCAGGGAACTATGATGCGATAGTTAAACTTTTGAAACAGACAATAATCGAAAATGGAGCAGGATTTGATAGCAAAGCAGACTCACTGGGAAATAATCCGAATCAGCTGAATATACGTTCTATGTATTCCGAAATTGATTTGGAGGCGAACGACTTTGAAACTGAATTTCAAGCAAGTTTTGAAGACCTGCTATGGTTTGTCGCAAACCATTTAAAGAATACCGGGCAGGGTGATTTCTTAGACGAGAAAGTTGAAGTTGTGTTGAATAGAGACATATTGATAAACGAGAGTCAAGCCATTTCAGATATTAGAAATTCGGTTGGAATAATTTCGGAGGAAACACTTGTCGCACAGCACCCTTGGGTAAATGATGTTCAGGAAGAGCTTGCAAGAATTAAGAAAGAAAAATCAGAACAGCAGATGCAGGGACAGACTGATTACGCTAATTTTGATGACAAACATAACCACAATGGTGATTTAAATGAGTGATTATTGGAAAGATAGATTTATTGAGGAAGAAAGCCGAGTCAATCAAATGGCTGTAAAAGAGATAAAGAAACAGCAGGCTGAATACGATAAGGCAATCACTAGGATAAATCAGGATATTGAAGTCTGGTACAACAGGATTGCTAAAAATAACGATGTATCACTAGCAAATGCAAAGGAAATGCTTAACAAGAAGGAACGTGAAGAGTTCAAATGGACTGTGGAAGAGTATATCAAAAAAGGTTCAGGAAAAGATAGTCTGAAGTTTTCGAAAGAACTTGAAAATGCAAGTGCCAAGTACCATATAGAGAGATTAGAAGCTATGAAGCTTCAGGTACGTGCTGAAATAGAAAAGTTGTACAATGATAACGGCAACGGCTTTAAAAATTATCTAGGCAACTTATATGAGGATCAATATAATCGTACATTTTTTGAAATTGCAAAAGGTACTGGTATGGGCATTGGTTCAAATATGTATAAATTGAATGATAAATTGGTAAATACTGTTATTTCTAACCCTTGGGCTTCAGACGGAAAACATTTTTCAGACAGGATATGGGAAGACAAGGAAAAACTTCTGAATACTCTGCATACTGAAATGACGCAGGCTTTTATTCGTGGGGATAAACTTGATACATTAATAGAAAAAGTTGTTAAAAGAATGAATGCAAGCAGAAGCAACGTGTCAAGGCTTGTCTATACTGAAAGTGCCGCCTATGCTTCTAAAGCTAGAATTAAGACTTATGAAGATTTGAATATTGAACGTTATGAAATTGTTGCAACTCTTGACAGCAGGACTTCCGAGATTTGCCAGGGGCTTGACGGCAAAGTGTTCAAGTTTAATGATTATGAGATTGGCACAACTGCTCCGCCGTTTCACGTCAACTGTAGGACGACGACAGCTCCATATTTTGAAGATGATGAGGAAGAGAAACGTGCTGCAAGGGATAAAGATGGGAAAACTTATTATATTCCAAGTGACATGACTTATAAAGAGTGGAAAAGCAAGTACGCTATTGAAAACTCGGAAAATAAAACAATAAAAGTTCCTGAAGGGCGGTATAGACTACTTGGAAATATTAAAGATACAAGGTATAATAATGTTGAAGAGCTTTTGGAAAAGTATGAGCGGAAAATATTTAAAAATGCCTATGAAAGTGCAATGGTTGTAACTGAGCGTGGAGAAATATATGTTATAAAAGGAGACAGCAATTCACTGCCAGTACACAAGATTGAAACGATTCCTTTTGAGAACGCTTCCATAACGCACAACCACCCGAAAGAATTCCATGAATGGGGATTCAGTGGCGGAGATTTCGATATATTTAGAAACAATAATTTTAAGTATATGAGAGCAATTGATGAAAAATACATACATGAATTGGATTCGGAAATTTATGACGTCGAAAAATATTTGGAAGAGATAGAAGATTACATTAAGAAACCTAATGAGCTTTTAAAACTTGATGATGAAGAAAGAAATAGAGTGTTGCAGATGTATTTGGCTTCAGAAAAAAAATTAAAGTACAGGAGGTTCACTCATGGATATTAAAAATACAACATTTTACAAAAATTACATAAAAAATAGAGAAGAACTTAGAGATTTGATGAAAAGAAAAAAAGATGGTCAAATAGATAAAGACGAATACATAAGGAAACATACGGAGCTGGATTCGTACGATTTTATATTCTCAGAATTAAAAAAATCTATAGAGTTAGGTGAACAAATAGATTTAGCTGATTTTTTCAAAGAATACGAAAAAGAAAAAATAAGAGAGGAAATATCAAAACTTCGCCAAGAGATAGGGTTGTTAATAGTTTAATTATATTTAATCACGATTATTAATTTAGTCGTGATTTTTTTGTCTAAGGAGAAAAAATGAAACTGAATATGAAGTTGGTACAGAATATATTGGAGTATCTTGAGAGTGATGGACATCCGTATATTTTTGAGAAGAGTTACACTGATGATTTTAGTAATAGAAAAGAGGCATTGGGGGATTTTACTTATGAAGAAATTAAATATCACACAGTATTATTAGGTGAAGGAGGTTATGTTAAAACAATAGATCATATAGGCGTTGAAGACTATACGTTGCCTGAAAGACTTACGATGAAAGGACATTTGTATTTAGAAGAAATTAGGAGGAATAATGAAAATATTTATAAGTCAACCGATGAGAAATAAGAGCCACGCTAACATAGAACAGGAAAGAGAAGAGATAGTTAGCCGATTGAAAGAAGAGTATGGGGAAATAGAGGTTATAGACTCAGTTTTTCCGATAACGGGTAAAAGAAATAGTTCCTTGCGATACTTAGCGAAGTCTCTGGAATTAATGTGCGATGCAGATATAGTAGTTTTTGCACAAGGCTATGAATATGCCAGAGGGTGTAAAATTGAATATGAATGTGCTGTTAATTATGGACTAGCAGTAAAAATTTTATAAAAAAATCGCCTTTTTAGAATTTGCAGGCGTAAAAGAACAAATCAGAAAAAATAATCTCGTTGGCATACAACGTAAAAAATGAATAGGAGTGAATAGTTTATGAACAAAGAAGATTTGTTGAAATTAGGTCTGTCAGAAGAACAGGCAGAAAAAGTGCTGTCAGCAAATGCAGAACAGTTGAAAGGGTTTATTCCAAAAACGAGATTTGATGAAGTGAATAACACAAAAAAACAGCTGGAGAAGGATTTGAAGGACAGGGATGTGCAGCTTGAAAATTTAAAGAATAGTTCAGGGGATCTGGAAACAATGAAGCAGACTATTGAGAACCTGCAAAGAGATAACAAGGTAGCAAAAGATAATTTTGAGGCTGAACTTGCTAAATTTAAACTGGAAAGTGCAATCGACAACACTTTACTGAGTTCAAATGCGATTAATACTAAAGCAGTTAAGGCTTTGCTTGACATGGGTAAAATTAAACTGGATGGCGAAGTTCTGATAGGTATTAATGAACAGATAGAGGCTTTGAAAACTGCTGAAGACAGCAAGATGCTATTTAAAACGGCAGAATCAAAACCGAAAGAGCCTAACTTTTCAGGAGTTAAACCTGGAGAAGGGAATACAGGTACAGAAGGTGCAAACCAAACAAAATCATTAGGGGACGCCATAATGGCAAGACTGATGGTAAATAAAAATGAATAATAGGAGGTGGCTTATATGCCAATAACATTAGCAGAAGCTAAAAAGAATGTACAGGACGATTTGCAGATTGGAGTAATTGATGAATTTGCAAAAAGTAATTTTATTATGAGTAACATACCGTTTGACAACGTGGTATCGCCTACTGGTGGAGGAACTACGATGACTTATGGTTATACAAGGCTGAAAACTCAACCAACTGCTGACTTCAGGGAAGTCAATCAGGAATATACACCTGCGGAAGTTTCTAAAGAAAGACACAATGTAGACTTGAAAATCTTCGGGGGATCATTCCAGATTGATAGAATTATTGCAGATATGGGTGGAATTGTTTCAGAAGTTCAACTGCAAATGACTCAAAAAATTAAAGCGGCGTCAGCGTTATTTAATGACACAGTTATCAATGGGGATTCAGGAGTAAATGCGAAAGCATTTGACGGATTAGAAAAAGCAGTTACAGGAAGTACAACTGAATTTATACCAACGACAGCAATTGACTTATCAGACTCAGCAGCGGTAGACATAAACTATAAACTGTTTTTAGACTTGTTAGATGAGTTTTTAATGGGGTTAGATGGAACGCCATCAATGTTAGCTGGGAACACAAAACTGATTGCCAGATTAAGAGCTTGTGCAAGACGTTCAGCCCAATACACTGTTACAATGAATGAATTTGGACAGCAGGTTGAAAGATACGGAGCAATTCCATTTGTTGACTTGGGAACTAAAGCAGGGACTAATGACCCAGTTTCAACAATAAATGGACAAGGGGAAACTTCTTTATACGCTGTAAGATTTGGCATGGATGGATTTCACGGAGTTGCACCTACAGGAAACGCCTTAATCAAATCGTGGTTACCTGATTATAAAACGGCTGGTGCAGTAAAAACAGGAGAAGTGGAAATGGTTGCAGCAGTTGCGTTAAAAGCCACGAAAGCTGCAGGAATTTTCAGAAAAATCAAGGTTAAATAGGAGGATTTTGTATGGCTGTTAAAATATACGCACCAAATGAAGATTATTCAGGAAGTAGTGCTGGAGTAACTTTTGTAAATGGAGTTGGAGAAACGGATAACTCACATTTAATTGAGTGGTTTAAGGAACACGGATATAAAGTGGATGAAGAGGGCATTGATTCTGAAGAAAAAAGCAAAAAATCTAAAAAATAGGTGGTAGTTATGGAATATATCGCGGACATCAAGGAAGATGTTAAAAAATATTTAAAGTCGCTAGGCTATGAAGTTGTAGATGGCGACTTATTTTTATTGGATAACTCTATTCAGACAGTAAAATACTACATCTGTAATAAAACTAACCAAAAGAAAGTTCCTGAAGGATTAAAATATGTCTGGATAAATAGAAGTGCGGCTGAGTTTTTGAACTTCAAATTGAAGTTAAATCAGCTTAATATTCCGGGATTAAACTTTAACCGAATAGCAAAAGAGATAAGTGAAGGAGAAACTAAAGTGGTCTTTGAGGACAGTAAAACCACAGGAGATAAATTTGAAGTATTTTTATCAACGCTTTTAGCTTACGGAGAAAGCGAGATACTCAAGTACAGGAGGCTAGTATGGTAAGTGAAATTTTAAAAAGTGCAAGAGAAGCTATACACTCAATGTGGGACGGGCTGTGTACTGCTTTTGAAAATAAGAAATCAAAAGACAAGTACGGAATAGTAAGTTCTGAAAAAGTGGAAATATGCAAGAATGAGCCTTGCCGGCTAAGTTTCAAAAATATCAGCCAAGCAGAACAGACAGGACAGGGGGCTAATGTTTCCCAAGTTGTTAAATTGTTTATTTCTCCAGAAGTATACATTCCTCCAGGAAGCACAATTGAAGTTACTCAAAATAACGTGACAAGACTGTATAGACATAGCGGAATATCGGCAGTTTACACAAATCATCAGGAAATTATACTTGAAGCAGAACAGGAGAAGGCATAATGGCAAGTTCAAAGATAAAGGTGCAGTTCGACGGACTGAAAGAGTTCAAAAAAATAATTGAAGAGATGGAGAAGGAAAAGGAGCAGTTAATGATTGACACCATAAAAGAATTAGCTGGTAGACTTCTACGTAAAGTAATTAAAAGGACACCTGTAAGCTCTCCAAACTTTGGAATTGCTACCTATAAGAGAGACAATAAGAAAAAGGGTATAAAAAAGGGTGATACCATATACGATAAGAAAGGCAGAGCTAGAGTTCTAAAAACCAAGACTGTTTCGTATAAAAAAGATGGTAAAGCAATCTCTAAAACATATGGTGGACAAGGCGGAACTCTAAGAAGAAACTGGGCTGTATCAGATGTGAGAAAAAATGGAGAGAATTATGAGATAGAAGTTTCAAACTCTACTGAATATGCAAGCTATGTCGAATTTGGGCACAGGCAGACACCAGGAAGATTTGTTCCTGCTATTGGGAAGAGATTGAAAAAGTCTTGGGTAAAAGGTAAGTTTATGCTCACAATTTCCGAAAGTGAACTGCAAAAGCAAGCTCCAGCTGTTATTGAAAAGAAGATTACTGAATGGCTTAAAAAGTTAGGAGGATAGATGCTAAATGAAATTGTAAATGCAATAGGGTTGAAAC